GACTACCGAATCCATTGTTACCATAAGCAGTACCCCAGTTTTTCGCATCAGCATCTATAGCAGCAGAAGCACCACTTAGGCCTTTAGAAGCCCAGTCGAAACCTTTTTTGAGTAGGTCAAATAGGCTGGTAAACTTATTGAAAAAGTCTGTCAAGGGTTTCAGAAGATTAGTTATCCACTTCACTACGGAGTTGTCCTTAAACTTAGCCCACATTTTACCAACCCATTTTCCTACTACCTCCGTACGAATACCAAATAGACTAAAAAATCCTTTTATGAGTTTCCACGCATCACTTACAAGAGCAGACCAGTTCCAGATACTTTTGAAAGAAGTCCATATTTGAGAGGTCATACCTTTTATATGAACCCACAACCATTTAGTGATACTCCACACAAGTCGTATAGCTGACCACAAAAATCCGAAGTATGATTTTGTCATCCCCCAGAAGTCTATGAATATTTGATTTACAAAGTCACGAAAACCTTTTACTTTCCAGTACAGCACACCGACAGCAATAATAGCTGCAGCGATCCAACCTATTCCAGGAATCGCAGCCAGTGTTGCAGCGATAGCTTCCCAAGAAGCTGCTAGGATAGCCGGTAGATTAGTTAGGAAGCTACTAAGGAAAGTAACTCCATTCATCAGGATAGTTCCAAGACCTGTAAAGAATCCTGCGAGTTTTGGGTATATGGACATAAAAGAAGTTCCAAACCCTTTCAGACCACCTACGTACATAGCCCGGAACATTACTCCGAAATTAGCAAGGCCTTTACCCATGAAAATCCAGAACTGACGAATGCTTCTTGGTAAGAACGCAGCCACAGACATTCCACTACCTGCACCAGTAGCAGCAGCGTAGCGTCTCTGTAATTGGAACAGCCATTTAAGTTTAGCTCCGTACTTTATCAGAGGAGCGATAGCGAAAGAGCCCACGTTGAATAACATGTTAGTGGCTTTCATAATAAGCAACACCTTAATGATACCAAGGATAAGACCTTTGTACTCTTTCAAGAACCTAATCACACGTACTTTCCAAAATTCCAGAATAACCAGTAACGCGTAGGTGTTCTCCTTGTAGTTGTCAAGTGTTTTCTTGGCAAACCAAATAGAATCGTTTATTTTCTTACCAACCCATATAGCGATGTTGCCTATTTGTCGGAAAACCCAACCAAGGACCTTACCAATCATATAGCCGGAACGTTTGATTGTCTCAACATTTCGGGCAAAAGCCTCAGTAATCATTTTCAATGTACCAACTACTTGCCCGTAGAAACTACTTTTATCACGAGGGTCTCCCACAACAGCTTTCAAAAACACATTCCAAGTTTCTTTCAAGGACATCATCTGACCCTGTATAGTTTGGAAATCATTCTTTATCAACGCCTGTAGGCCTCTATGTTTTTGCACAAACCCCATGATAGCCTGCTCACGCATGATAGTATTTGCTGGATATTTTTCAAACATTCTCACAGCTCTCTGGGTTATCAATCCCATATCAACTAATGCACCCATGTTTCCTTGAATACCTGCGGAAATAGCCCCGGAGAACTCCGAAAAATTACTGCCAAGTGCGTGAGCACCTTTGTTTATGAAGTCAAAGTTCTTGCGGACGTTTACCCCCGCAGCCATTAACCTGTTCATTCCCTTCAATTGGTCATCAACAGAAAAAGAGGTTACCCCCGAAATAAGTCTTCGTTGAGCATCCTCCATTGTCCTCAGTGTGTTGGCATACCCACCAAAGAATATGGCACTCTGTTTAAGAGTGCCTACATATTCCTTTGCAAAACCATTCAATGCGTAGAACGCTGATGCAAGTGTAAGAGAAGCCCCAGTAAGAGCTATTACTTTCTGAACGGTACCTTGAGCAATGGCAATGCCAAAGTCGTATGTAAATTGTGACTGTCCTCCAGTAGCAGCTTTTGTCATTTAGTTTTCCTCCTTTTCTTTACTTTCTTCTTCAATTAGGGACATTTCAAGGTCGAAGAAGTTATCCCTTGACTCGCTGTCCATTCTCATTACTTGTTCATAATCTTGACCCAATCGTTTCATTAATAAGTAAGCCTTAGACTCCAGATTGTACTGTTTGTCTTCTTCGGTCTCCGAAAACTCCTTTGGTATGAAAAGAACATCTCTCTGTAATGCCCATTGGGTGAACGTTGGATAATCTTTGTACCAAAGGAAATAGTTTTCTGGAGAAAGGGTCATTCCGAAAAAAAATTGCTTACATCCATTACCATAGGAATTTCCCTTTTTTCATCACACCCACATTCTTCGTAGTATGCAAATGGTAGGGTTGGTAAATATTCCTGCAGTTCTGTACGAATAGCTTTCAAGTCAACGCCACTTAGATACTCATTGAAAATCTTCAATCCATAATAGGTATGAAACTCAACTGGTAAAGTATCCATCACGACTCCTTCTTCAACGATCTGGATAGACTGAATACAATCGAGTGCAAGTCTGCGCCAAAATGCAATGCTATCCGAAAAATATTTTTCATGTCTCAAGGCATCCTCCAAAAGGGGAACCCGGAATGTAATCTGGTTAAAAACTAAGTCGGTAATTCCTCGGTACTCCTCTTTGGTAGTAATCTTTGGAATTTCCACTGGTTGAAAACCATCCTCTAACGTGACTATAATGTTTTCGTAGTCAGTAAGGACGTTCTCAATTCGTTCAATGACTTCTGGAAGCATCACAATCTTATCAAGATTAATATCAGCCTCCAATTTTTTTGTGCAGTATTTGCAAACAACCTCTTGTTTAGGGATAAAAGACACCCAACAGCGTCTGTGAATCTCAACAAGCATCGTATTTACATCTGCGAGTGACAGTTTCCTAACTGCCAAAGGTATGGTTACCGAACCGTCTTTCAAATACTCTTCTCTGCACTCAGAGCCGATTTCGAAATCTCCAATTCGTTTTGTGGCGATAGAAAGAACATTTCCTTGCCACGTAAAGGGTTTTTCTGAAAGTTTTTTTACGAATACTTTCTCCGCAACACCATTGGTCTTCATTAACTCTACTTCCTTGTGAACATCTCCGTGTAAGTGTAGCCCTACTGGTAGTTCAAAAAATAATTCTTTCATGATACGTTGTTATTAGTGTCTTAGTGTAATAAAGGATGTCCCGAAAGGCTTTTACACCTCGCAGAACATCCGTCATTTTTGAAATTTATGCTCCTACGGGAACAATCGCCCATCCATCACATGAAGCGGTATAGCTGACAGTAAATTTGTCAGTGCCGGCAACATTTAATTCTGGGTAGTTAGAAGCATGGAAAGCGAATCCCTCAAACACGATTGAAAGAACTTCTCTACCTTGGTGCATTTTTACAGCCGTTACTGGTAGTTTCAATCCATTTTCAATCATTGTATTTACAAGAACTTCCATTGCTCGGTCAGTTACGTTTCCTTGATACGTCCGTGTAAGTGTCATTTCACCGAAATCAACCATCTGGTCAGTAAATTTATACTTCCGATTGGTTCCAGCGTCAACGACTTCTACTACGCCAGACGATTTTTGCAAGCCTGAGAGTGTCTCAAACAAGCCATCGCTCATAATGCCCGGAACTGGTATCGAAAGATACCATCCATTGACAACGTAAGCGTCTTGTGGTTTTTTTGGTCGTGCCATAGTAGTTTATTAATTTACAGTTAGTATTCCATCATTACGTTTCAATGATATTTTCACGGCTTCCGTACATTCAGTAGGAATCCATAAAGCATCAATGTTCAAGGTCTTGCGATCTTGAGAGGTCGGGTTGTTACTTCTGTCACAGATACCTTGGTAAGCTGTATCAAAAGGAACACTACGTTCCAAAGCCCCATTGTCATACTCAGTCTTGAAGAATGTTCTTAGGTCAATCAAGGCCTCACGTTTCAATTCTGGAGTATTGGGTTTTTGCTCCACGTACAACATTTTTACGCCCAACAATTTCTTGTAGAAAGAGGTTTGTTGACGAATGTGTATACTCTGATAAAGAGGGTCTGTAGAGTAAGTCCGAGAACTTCCAACAAAGAATCCAACAGAATCAGAGAAGTTTATCACGTTACAGCTAAAATCTCTCACCAACTTATTGATAAGCGGTTGAGACAATTGCTGAGGAATCATATCCGACACGTACTTAAATACAGAATCCGTTCCACCTGGGGGAATATGAATATAGTCACGTTGGATGTTAGGAGTTCTCAAGTAAGCAGCACCAAGAACGGGCCCAATAGCCGGAATAAGCAATGAATTACCAACAGAATCCGAGACTTTAGCCCAACCTAAATAAGCACCCGCCATGTAGCTGATACCATTAAGTTGTAGTTCAGTAGCATATTCTTCTGCGTCAAATTCGGTAGCTCCTAATGGAAGATTAATAACTCCAAGAGGACCTTCTTGTCCGCGTAGGTAGGTATCCAAAACTTTTGCCATCGTCAACGAGTGAAACTCGGTACAAGCGATGATCTGAATATCTTTCCCCGTAAAACAAGCTAACCCGGTAGGGTTGGTCATGCTTTCCACTGGATAAAAATCGGCCTCAACAACAGTACCATCAGCACCTCCAGTAAGAGGAAGCGAATAAGTGCTCTGTGAGTTAGTGGCAAAAGTTTTATCTGTAAAGACAGTAACAGCAGTCTTTAAAGTAAGGTGCGTATCATCTTGGATAGACAACACAGTTCCCAAAACAGCATGTGTGCCTGCACTATCATACAGAACTATTCCTGGTCTTGTATCACTCAAGAAATGAGTTCCAACACCCAAGACAGTATTACCAGTATTAGTGACAGAGATAGTTCCTTCGTGTACTCCGTAATTCATCTTAGGAATCTCCGCAGCAAAATCAGCAGTAACATAATTACTGGCTTTATTTACTTTAGCTTGCAATGCAGCGACTGTTTCTCCGTAAAAAGTTTCCACAAGAGAGCCGGATTTAAATACCTCTAGGGCAAAATTTCCTTTACTCTTTAATCCGTTACTAGAGAAAGCTGCCGTCAAAGTGTTACCCCAAACACCTGGGTCTACAATTCCTTTTCTAGCAGCACGAATAGTAACCGCTACGGACGTTATGGTAGTTTCATTTTTCGCTACAACTGCACCAGTGCCGGCAACCCGACATAAATACAGAGTAACTGGAATATCTCCAGCCTCGTCAAAAATACTCTTGACAATTGCAGGGCCGAAAAAATTCGGGTTCTGCCCACCAAAAATGACATTGAAATCTTCAACTGACGTAATCTTGGTAGCTGTGTTAGGAACACCTCTGGTAGACTGCATCAAAAGACCAATGTTTCTCTTGGAAGGCTCTCTGAAAGCGGATTGACCATTGGCAACCCCCTCTACTACTGATAAACCTACGTCATTCATTTTTTGTTTATATTATTTGTTTAACCCCTTTAGTTTCTGTAGTATTGAATACTTCGCTGCAAATATAAGAATAATTACATACAACGCAATACTTATTTCTTCTCCATACGAATAACCTGCATGTTACCGCATTTCGTATAGGTAATTCTTTTCTCCTTTGGCTGCCAAAAAAACAGAAAGCATTTCCGCTTTATAAGGACATCGTAGGTGTCAACTTCTGCCAGTTGGGAAGTAATCGCCACACTGGGAAAGCTGTCTGTACTCATAACAAAACCCTCAATACTTATGCAGTTTCGAGAGTCCTTAAATGGTACTTTTATTAACCCCTTTCTATCTAGATACGTGGTGTCTGTAACATAGACAGTATCCCCGTTCTGGATTTTAGTTTTCGTAACGTAGACAGTACTTACTCTTCCGGGCTTTGCTTTCTCAACTTTCAACAGAGAGTCAATAACCCGGTACTCAGATTTGCCTTTTTTTAGTTCATCCTTTAGCTCTCCATTGGTCAGCTTTAGGTTCTCATAGTTAGTCCCTGCTGAAGCCATTGAGGTGGAGAGGTTATCTATGTGAGTATCCTTTGACTTATTCAGTGTAAGGAGAACTCCAATAACTCCAAGTAGCACAAAAAATGCTATCGGGGTTTTAAATTTCCATAAAAGTGATCCTATAGTCATAACGTTGCATATTTTTTAGCAGCTTTCGCCATTGAAATGTTATATGGTTCTCTACCGTACTTAGCAGCGAGAGCTTTATATCCAGCACCATTGAATAAGGTAGCAACACCATCCCAGTCACCTGCAAGTAAGCAGCTTTTCAGTTTTATGTCAGTAGAGATGCATTTACATAGTTGCCAAATTTGTCTATCAAGACCTTTTTTAGCGTCATCCCACATTTCCCCAACCGTATTGTACCCAAGTCGTTTGTAGTGGAAGCCCATTATTTGCCCAAGACCAATTGAGGTGCTCAGCATAGCTGCGGTAGGATTTTTTGCAAAAGCGTCATTAAATGCGGTCCACTCTTTCACTTGAACATCCACCTTATTCACAGACCACAATCCACTCGGAGCGAAAGGAGCCTGTTTTTTAAACCAAGCAGGCTCAAACTGAATAGTAATCTTACCATCAACGCTGAAACCTTTACCACCGGTTTCTACCTCTACGAAAGAAGCAACATTGCCCGGAGAAAGCCCAAAGGTTACAGCGACATTTTTTATTATACCTAGTAGTTCATTGGTCATTGGGCTCTAGTCCCTCCAGTGACGTCACTATCTTTAGCCTTGAAAGCCAACATCGCCCCCAAAAAAGTAGCCACAAACCCCAAAGTATTGCCAAAATCACTTATGGTAACCTTACCTAAATAAACGAGAAAAAGGCCCCCAAGCAAGTACAACATGCCTACGACCCCAACGGTATTTGTTTTCCAACTTTTCTTCATAATGGTATTATTTAGTTTACTACTCTCCTGAGTGTGTCTGAAAAAACATTTTCTCTACCTCTGCAACTGGCATGTCAAGTTTTTTTGCTACCTCTCCAGACAACAATCTGAAGATTAACTTTGCCCCCAACAAGTTAGGTTTTATGATTAGCATGTGGGCTATACAAGAGAAAAACTCTGCACTAACCAGTAATGCTGTTACGGCTATGGTGCAAAAGCTAGTGTCCTCGTGTACGATTTTCTCCAGTATCATGGGCATATAAAAAAGCGTAATATACATCACAAGTTTAAACGCCGTACTCCATAGTGCCGTACTAATATGAAACTGTTTTCTTCTAGCAGCACTGACCATCCCGAATATTAGGTCGACCAACAGAGCAATAAGTACCCAATGAATAAGCTCCGCTTTTGGCCCAAACACGTTATACGAGTAGGTCATAAACATCATAGCCCAACCTACAACGCTTCCGAGAACGAACCTTAACTTGTACCAAAGGTCTGAAACCACTCCAAAAACGATGTCTAGTTTACTCATAGGGTCTATTTTACTCATAAATGTTAGGAGTTTTTTGCTTTCAAAATTTCGAATTCCATACACATCATTACCTCGTCACCATTGGCGTCTTTAGGAAAATTTTCCTCGGCAATTTCTTTGAATTTATACTTTTTGGTAACTTCTTTATCCAGTAGAGTCTCATACTCTTTTATCTGTTTCTCGTAATTGGCTACCAGTGAAATATTATCAGCATTCTCCGTAATTGCTGACAGCTCTTTTTTGTACTCTTCGTACTTTTTATTTTCCGATCCATCAGAATTGAATTTGCCTGGGAGGGCAATTCTTCCATCACCAATTGCATCCCCAAATTTACTATACACCTCAGAGATTTTTTTGTTGTAGTCACTGAGAAGTACCTCAATGTTCTCTTTGGTTTTTGTAAGGCGGAGAACATCTCCCTCAATTACTTTGATATTATCGAAAGTTACTAATTTGTTTTTCAAGTCCCCCTTGTGAATTAGGGTTCCTAGTGCATTGAAAAGTCCGATTAATGTTCTGTTTGTCTTCATTGTAGAGTTCTTTTTATGTTAGTACGCACAAAGATAATAATTATTTCTAATAAGTATAAAAAATTCCTTGATATTCTGGAAAAATACTAGTACCCCTCTATAACCGCCATACCCGAGCAATTTACCGCACCTGTATACGTCGCAGCAGTAAGAGAATGCGCTAAGCTACCTCCACCACCTCCGACGCTTATAAACGTAAAGTCGTTAATAGTAGTAAATGGAACTGGAAAAGTGTATGTAGCCTTCCCATTCAGTGATGATATATATAGGATAACCTTTTTATAAGTCCCAGTTCTAACTGGCATGGTACCTCTCATACTGCCACTAGTTGAACCGCTAGACGTAGCATAATCTTGATACGTTGGAACTATCTCACCACCCGACTCATAGGTTGAAAAGTAATTAGCTGATATAGCACCTCCAGAAGACATATCTCCATCGGCAATAATGTTACTTTTCGAAAATATCTCTCCACCAGCTTGTATTTTTTTAGCAGCTACTATCCCGCCTAGTGATATTATGCTACCATTTGGTGTTGGGTCTACTGTTGCCTCTGTGGTGTCAGCTACTAGGAGGTTACCCCCAAAATACCCAGTACCATTAACTGCAAGTTTATAGCCTTGGTTAGTAGTATAACCAATATTTACACTTTGATTGGTTTTATCAAATGTAATTAAAGGACCATCTCCATTTGCTATATGCAAATTATGACTAGCGTTAGATGTTATATCCCAATTAACCCCAGGTACACCAAGTCTAATTAGCATATCTCTAGTGTTATTACCTAGATATAAATCTCCACCAACTCCAATACCACCACCAACAACCAATGCTCCAGTAGTCGGTGAGGTTGAGGAGGTTGTTGAACTAATAATAACACTTCCACCTCTAAAATTAGTATTATAACCACTTCTAGGAGTAATATCTAAATTACCATTACTATTATAAAGTAAAGTTGCACCCCCACCTTGAGTAGAACCTAATCTAAGTGGAGCATTATTAGTAATATCAATTTCAGCAGTTGTATATATAGTACTAGCTCCATCATCACTAATCAAACTATTTACCATAGTACTACCATTCCATTTAGGAATGTAGTTGGTTGATAAATTATTTGTTAGATTGCCTGAATGATAAATATTATAGCTTCCATTAATTAAAATAGAATTTGAACCATTAGATTGAAGTCTATTTATATAATCTAATCCATCATTAGATACTTCATGAAAATCAATATACTTTCCAACATCTATAGTACCATCTGCTTTTATTACTGGAATCGTATTTCCCCAAAAAGTTCCAAGTCCTCCTTTACTATCTGCTTGATTAAGATTTAAATATTGAGCATTTAAATTCCCCACCATAGTAGTAGAATTTACAGTAAATGGAGCAGTTCCAGTTGTTACTGTTGATTGTAATTGTCCACCAATAGTAACTATACCTCCACTAGGTTGTAAATGTAAAGGTAATTTTACGTTTTCAGTAGGGTCTGAAACTTGTATGTTTTGACCTCCAGTTGAGCCATTATTACTAAATTTAGTAATTGTATTAGCCCAAATATTATTCAGTTTTAATGTAAATATATCTGAACTAACAGCAGCATTAAATTGAGTTGCATTTACGGTAGAAGCAAATGTTGCTGCGCCTGCATTACCTATTTTCAACGCCGCTGGAATAGAACTATTAGAAAAAGTTAACTCAGATGTACTTCTGTTATAATAAATACTTCCGCCATCTGAGCCTGCTGCGGTTAAAGCTAATACTGGATTGCCACTTGTATTAGTTTCTATAGATAACGTTCTTATTCCTGCACCCCCGTTTAATGATACATCGTTTCCAAACCGTCCATTCCCACTAATCCACATATTTGCAGATTGCGCAGAACTATTTTGATTTAATATGTGGTCATTAGTATTAGTATAAGCTGATGAACCTAGACCTAACCAAGATTGAAATTGTGATGCAACACCATAACACCAACTACCTGTAACAGATGAGTAAACTAATGGGAAATGCATCTGAGGTGCTTGAACTTCTCCAATAGCGTGACCATTCCACAAAGTAGAATTAGCAACTGTAGAACCTGCTGAATAAAAATCTCCAGTATTATTATTGGCTGCAGAACCAAATGTTCTAGTCGGTAGTGGAGTATAACCTAAAGCAGTAGTAATCATCCCTGAGTTAATGCCTGTTATCCAACCACCATAGTTTCCTAGGTCATTTGTAAACTGGCTCAAGTAAGTTGGCTTACTAGTTATTTCTGCATAAGCGTAGCTAGGTTTCGTAGCAGCTTTTGCCCAAGTGTAAACGTCACTTGCTGGCAAAGTTGTTGGGTAAGCCGGAAGCCCATACCCACCTACAGTAACTGGGTGGTTACCATCATGCCACTGCAAAAAATTTACCACGTTAGAGAGTCCTACATCTGATTTACTAAGCACAACTACTCCAGTATATCCATTTACTGAGTCTACTGCGCCAGAAGTTATGTACACATAGGTACTTCCCCCCCATCTGTATGTTTTGTTAGTATCCTTCGCGACATATATTTTGCCGGTTTCTCCAGTAGCGGGGAATGAAGCCAAATTTGTATACTCCAACACGTCATCCACGTAACTAGGAAGTTGGGAGGTCAAGATTATCCCATTTGAGTCAAGAGTAGCCACACCATTAGCCACTCCCATAAGAGAAGTGGCAATTCTAGCAGTAGCATCCACCGCATTTACAGTGATATTCGCCGATCCATCGAATGAAACACCGTTTATAGTCCTTGCAGTAGTGAGTTTTGTGGCCGATAAAACGTTTTTTGCAGAGTCTGTCGTGTTATCAACACTTCCAAGACCAACTGCAGCTTTATTTAGAGTTTGCCAAGATTTATCACCTCTCCAGTACTGAGCAGTTGTGCCCACATCAATTGTAGGCTCTTTCGTAGAGTCGTAAACAGTAATATTTGCAGTTCCGTCAAAAGCAACTCCATTAATATTCCTAGCAGTCTGTAGTTTGGTAGCGCTTCCCGCATTTCCTACATCCGTAACAATGAACGTGTTTGCCAGAGTAGTTTTCAAGTGTGCAAAAGTAGTCATCTCAGCCTTACCAGTAACAGAGTTCCAGATAACCACTGAGTCAGCGTCCACAATGGTAGCTTTCTCACTTGTAGAGTCAATATGCTGAACGTTAGGAACCCCATTAGGCTGAGTAGCCTGGGAGTGTTGTTGTACAATTGAGTGGAATACTCCGTCATCCCCCAAATAGTATCCAACTGGAGTCTGCGGAAAAGGTAACGCCGGTTGTTTGGCGTTCCAAGCAGTCCTCTCTCCAGAAGTTATATGCTTTGTAGTATCTGCCAAGTGAGCATCATAGGACGTCTTCAGTGCAGTGGTGAACGCTTGTTCGATAGCGTCCAGTACAATTTTATTCGTATGTGTGTGTGCCTTAGTGACTGCATCATCATAAGCAGTCTTCATTGCACTGGTAAAATTCGCCGTAAAGGCAGTCAATTTGGATAACAAGACATCTGTAAACGCATTAGTGTCCGCGTTACTTTCGTAAGCAGACTTTATCTGACTGGCTGTCATCGCGTTATTCAGCAAATCTGGGTCAGAAATTTTTACGTAAGTAGCGTTTACTCCAGTAGTGATAGCCTTATAAAGTGCCCACTTACCATCACCATCGTCTAGTACAAATACATTCGTAGGGAGTTTGGTAACATTATAGGCATTTCTTGCAGCGATAGTAGCAACAGTAACCTCACTATACCCACTAATAATTAAGTCGTAGAGTTTCTTCAGAGTGTCTCCCTCTGTAACAACCCCATTTTTTAGGGCAGTTATAAGGGAAGCAGCAACACCCGCAACTTCGGGAGTAAATCCGAGAGGGTTTTGTTTTGCATTCCAGTATTCTCTATCGTCAGCACCAACAGAAATTCTCCTCCATGCGGGGTATACCTGCGGAGTAGAAATATTAATTGACCTACTGAGAATAAGCTCCGAGGTAGTAAAAATTTGGGTGACTGACAATAGCTCACCGTCCTCAATATCATTGGCAACAGTAAGCGATCCAAGAACTGGGAGAGTAGTGTAATCTTTACTTGCTAAGTCGACCCTATCAAAGTCAGAATCTTGGGCAACACGAAGTAAATCCTTGCCTCCAGTTACTTCCACCAAATCAGTATCCGCAACACCGTCTTTATACATGTACAGTTTCCCAACTCCAGAAGCACTAACAATCCCTACAAGTCTGGTTTGCGTACGTACCTCGATTGGGATAATAGCGTTAGCTTCCTCTACGGAAACGTAAGGACCGGCCCACGCATCCAGTAGCCCGGGATTTACTAATCTTATTCCAAAAGGAAGTTCTAAGTTCATGCGATAGTGATTTTAAATTCGTGGGTAATCTGATAATTTATAGCATTCCTCATGGTGTACACGGTGAACGTGTTTGGAGTACCATCCAAGTCTATCAAGTCAATGGAGGACTGGTCAAACTGCTCAAGCAGCTCTACACCCATGACAGTCAAGTCCATTATATTTTTGATATTATATCTTTAGTGATTGGTTTATTTTAAGAGTTTTTTGTCTT